TTGATAGAGAATTTGCAATGGATACAATCTTCTTTATCCTTGTAATATTCTCCCTCATTTCCTGGAATTGTGCATAAGGGTCGTTTTCCGCATTGGTTGTTAAAACTGCGGTAACAAGACCGTCGATATTTCCTCCACCGCCAAGAATAGAAGTGATATCCTTAACAGTAAGATCGTACATCTTCTTAGCATCTTCTTGGATAGTGGTGGCTCTGTCTTCGACAACTCTGCCAAGAAGTAATGTTGTATCCTGATCCATCTCTGATAGTTTATCTTCAATCTGAGATAGCTCAGCGAACACATCAGGGCTAGCCAATCTTAGCTCAACATCTGACTCTAATTTAGCTTTCCTATTTTCAAGAGCAATTCTTTGTTCGATTCGTTCTTTTGTTGCGGACTCAATATCATTCTCTGTATTATAACCATAATGTCCAGCCAGGTTTTTGCAGTCAACGTTAACAAAATTGGTATTAACGTCTACGTCCTCATCCATCATAATAGCATCTGGATACAATAGTGCTGGTACACAGTCTGCATTTTCCATATAGAAATACATGACTGCCCTGGCCTCTGGGGAATTCTCTCTACAAGCTCTATCGAATATCTCAAATGTGATATAGACATTATCATCAATTTGAGCAGTAGCAAGATCTTCTGCAGATATATTTAAGCAATAGGCTTTTAACGACAGTGCTTTTTCAGGAATAGGATCATCAATAAGAACTTTAACGTCGCGTAGTTTCGATCTAAGAACTTTTAGAAGATCGGTCGTAGCAGTCTTTGCTTCTTGCAATGTTTTGATTGCATTAGACAAGTTATATGTAACCATATATGATAATTCTTCTGATGGAGAAAAATTCTCATTAAGTTTCTGCTGTTCGTCGATCTTTTCTCTTTTGATGTATTCCAATACGGGATTATAATTTATGATATCCCGTTCATGTTGTGTGTCAATACCACGATATCCGTGGTTATATAGAGATTCTAACTCGTCCATGTTAACCTCCTTTGTTGAAAAAGGTGAGTGAAGAGTTTGAGGGCTATCAAAACCCTTCACTCAAAAGGGTAATAAGGTGGAGGTTTTGTGATCGTTGCGTAGAAGGAGTAGTACAACGATGCAGAGGACAAATGGCAGGACTTAGTCCTACCTTATGCAAGAGGGATTAAAATGTCCCTCTAGAGCTACGCTTACGTTTTGTACCTCTTGGTACAAATGGAGATTTCATAAACATGCTAATCGTAGTTTGATCTAAGTTTCTGTTTTTAGCAGTATCTCTGATGTCATCCACCCTGAACCATGTCTGATAATCTTTTGGATGCTCGCCCTTAATTGCGTACTGAGATTTGCCTCTCATTTTGTTTGCTTTAGCATATTCGTCATCAATATTGATGTCTCTGGGCCCTCTGGCTATTGGCATTGATGGTGCAACAATCGGAGGAGCTACTGACATCTTTCGAGTAGGTTCGAATTTTTGCACAAATTTGATATGATCTGGAAGCTGTTCAGCAATAGCAAGCGCACACAACATAAGAGCATCAACAGAGTGTTCGTTTACTGACGTATAAGTAGGTCTACCATCGGTTGAAACCTTCTCAACACGGTAGTTCTCTAATTGTTTCCATAGTTCATCATCGTTTTTATTAATGATGATTCTATCTCTCTCAAACAGGATAACTGTCTGTGTTACCATCCATGGCTTGATAGGCTTCTTTACAATTTCTCCTGTACCGGGGTCTCTGATTTCACGATATTCTCCAAAGTGAATTCCTTTCACTCGTTTATGCAACAAGTATGCTGAATTGGTTGGATCGCTACCAGCAAGCTTACCCATCTTGTGAAGCATTTCTACTTGGTAATCGCCAAATCCGCGGTCAACATATATCCATTCTGGTTGATAGATTTTGTTCCATTCGACTACTTGTCGTACACCGGCGTCAAGAGTAAACTCTTCCTTTGGAACTGAAATACGATTGATTACTTTAAACATGCCTTTTTGTCCAGAGTCGTTTTCCTCATCAGGGCACCATTCCAAACAACACAAGGTAGGTGTTGCTTGAACTTTATCCCAGTCAACTCCGATAACCCGTACCGGTCCTTCGACTGCGGTTTGGCTATATTTGTAATCTCGTTTAGCTCTGTCGATGTGGTTCTTATTAAATACACCAACAGTTTCAACGCCGAATTCAGCGAGAATTTCATGTACGTAACCGACTTCGCCAAGCGTAAGTTTCCATTGACGAATCTCTTGTTCTCGTTCTTCGTCTGTTAGCTTCTGCCATCCAGGGTTAGCCAGCGATGGATAATAATATTCTGTCCATATGGCATCTTTATGTGTTCCATGATATTTGCCAGGAGGCACCTCAAGGACATTATCTTGTGCATTCATGCAGTTATGAACAGCCATAAATTCAGCAACATATGTGTGAGTAGCATCCGTCTCAAGATTGTAAACAGTATGAATGTTACGCCCATCTAATGCTTTTGTTATACTCTTAACATTAAGATATAATTCGCCATTATGCCACTTATAGTGCTTATTATCTTTTAGTTCATAAAGAGTAAGAAAGTCTCTTTTGCCTTCTGACGCACTATAGGATATTGAATATGCCTTACCATTTCTGATAAGCATATCATAAACTTGCTCAATGACGCGCTTAGCTGTGAGATTAATAACAATAGATCCGTCTTCTCTGGTGTACCCATCGCCAGATACAAGCGCATTGAACAAAACAAGCTCATCTTTGTCGCCTAGCATAAACGATGGGATATGTTTATTTTCTCTCTCGCCAAAGAGAGTCTTAAAAACTATTCCTAGAACACCGTTATTGACTTTGACATTATAGACATTATTGATGTGCCGTCTGTCTTCAATAACAGCATTTTTATCAAACAATTCTTTTATTAATTGTTTGCATCTTAAAGCTTTTTCTAGCTCGTGACCAGCAAATGTTATATTGAATCCTGATATATATTTGTATTTATGATATTGATATATGCTGCCTTCGGCAAGATAATATCCTGCCAATTCTAACAATTCTTTTGTAACAGGAATGTTGTCTATTATATATTGAGCTTTGTTTATATTGTCCCGTTTACGTTTGTCAAGAAGACCTAGTTTGCCATATAAACCGAAGTTTTTCTTAATGGAAGATACTGTTCCTCTATCTACTCCATATTTTTTAGCTATATCAGCAATCTTGCCATCTTCGGTAGCTATGTTATATCTGAATTGTTCTTTGCCAGAAAGATCAATATCTACTGATGGCCTTGTAGTGTCGAAGAACTTAGAATGAGGAATTAAAACATAATCATTGCAAGTTAATTTGCCAAGCTCCTTCCATCCACTTAATGTCTTAATAGGATGATTTGGAGTACCTTTGATCGAAGTATATAGATGGTGAAGCTTTAATTCCAAAATATCTTCTGTTGTTTGACGAACAAAACAATGGCTCACTGTTTCAATATTGCCAAAGATTCCATATAGCTTGTCTCCTACTTTAAAGTCCTCAATATTTTTGAGTCCTTCAGGAGTCGCTATTCTGGTTCCTGGCAAGAAACAAAATTCGTAGAATTTGCCGCGCCTTCCGTTAGGTGTTGAAGAAATCATCAACCCAATAGGAGGCAAATAATCTGGTCTATTCTTATCTGATGCGATAGCAAAGATAGCTGTGACATCATCATCTGTCATATAGTCCATCTCGTCAACGATAATCCAGTCAGCATATTGGCCGCGCATATTGCCAGCACCAGCGCCAGATTTAGTACCAGCGGTAAAACCAGCGATAGTTGCTTTGTTTTTAAACTCAATATACTCAGGATTCTTACGGTTAACGGCAATGCTTTGTTGTATTTCTGGACTTTTAGAGATAAGCTCTCTAATTCTCTTAAAGATTAATTTAACTTGGCTTTCATAAGGAGTTGCAACCAAACAAACAGCAGGTCTCACCCTAGGATCATCAGGATCCTCGCCATGCGTGAAAGCATACCATAAAACAAATACAGCTAGCATATCTGACTTCCCTGTACGTCTGCCCCATCTTAGTACCTTCCTGTAGTACATATCACGCAGAGCTTCTGCTTGATAAGGATACGCCTCCCATCCAAAGTGATGCTGCGCAAACTTTACAGGGTCAGATAATATCTCTAGAAGCTCTTGCTCTTCATAAGAGAGCTCTAGATCTTCACTCATTATTATCTCCCCCTGGCTATCTATTTTTTAGCATTTGTTGGAGGCTTCTGATGATTTGACCAGAATCAATGTGGTCATTAAAAAGCCCTAATGCTTTAAGTTTTCTTTGTGTTCTGATTGTATCATTCAGCGATCTGATCACATGTAAGGAATTTTGGAAGGTTTCATCTGCTAATGCTGCCAAAGAACTGCCTTGGATACCACGGATTGCATTAATAGGCTGTGTATATAAAGCCATTAGCATCATTCCTTATAGCAGAACTTTATTATAGTTACTGTTATTTATTGCAGTTGGCTTAAGCATCATTGCTGCTTTTGCTCTATTAGCAGCTCTTAATTCTTCTGCCATATTGTGTCGCGATATTACGTTGCCACTGATTGCTCCTTGTCCAGGAACAAGAGCTAATGCTGTAGACATGGGCGCAGCAGTTCCAGCTGAAACAGTAGCTGCAGCCATTGCTGTATCAACAACATCGCTTCCGGTTGCTCCAATTCCTGCTCTGATGCTACCCCATTGAGGTCTGAGTCCTTTGTAAGCACCATAGGCACCACCGATAATACCTCCGCGGATGGCACCCCTAAAACCTCCTCCGACAATTCCGCCAAAGTCTTCTCCTCTGATAGCAGCAAGTCCTGCTCCACCAGCAGCTCCAATACCTGCGCCTAATACTGCCTTACTTCTGGCAAGCGTAAGAATCGGTTGTGGGTCTATTGATTTTATTTCATTAATGATCTTTGTAAGACCACTATTTAAAAATCCTGACATATCAACAATGCCTCCTTATAGACCTCTCAGTGCCCTTACCGCAATACCAGTTGATCTGGCAGTTGAATAAATGCCTGTACCGACACCGCCCATAACCGCTCCTCTAAGTGCTCCACCGAGGATTGAAGTATCTTCATCTAAGGCTCCGTATACAGCTCCAGCTGCTGCACCATAGCCTGCATTTCTCAGTATTGCGCTTCCAGCAGCTCTACCCATTCCAAAAGCATAGTTTACAGCTATATCTCTCCCAGTTTCCGTTGCAATTCCTCCGGCAGCTCTCATTGTTCTTCTTAGCATTGCAAGCTTAGTAGGATCGTACATATCTCTTAGACCTTGTGTAAGAGCAATTCCATCCATTCTATTGAATACTTTTTTGATAGTTCCACCAAGCGGAATATTCATCCTAAATCACCCTCCCATTATCTATGTAACAAACTTGCTTCGTTACCAAGTACTTGTCTCCCATTTATCCTAGCCTGCTGAATAGCTCTTACAGCTGCTTGTCTTTGAGTCAAGGCATGTTGGGTATCTACATAGCCTCCTCCAATACGACTTGTGGCATAATTACGATCAACTATTCTTGCCCACTTTCTTTCTGCCATATTATATAGAGTGCTCACGCCGGTAACGCCTAACTGTCCTAACAGGTAGATATTTCCGACAGGGCCAATCGCATTCCACATAACTGATTCTCCTAGCCCTTTGACTAACGAAGTCGGCAAGTCATTTCCCATCAAAGTATAGCCAACGGATCCCAAAGCAGCATCAGTAACAAAATTACCGATACCGAAATTACGTTTTCCGCCTACAACTTTACCTATTGCTGACATTTTTATCACCCATGCCTGTTATTATGTAGAGCCTGAACTATACCTGTAGAATTGAGATCGCTTGCCATATTTGGTATGCCATCAAAAGTCATTGAATTTGGAAGATTGGGAGATACAGGGGCAATAAATTCAGGAACGGGCGTTTCGCCAAGAATACCTATCGAGGGCTCTTGTTGAGGCTGAATGTTCATGCTTTCTACCATATCCTCACCAGCGCCCCATCCTGAAACGAGAGCGGCAAATGCAAGAGACCCAGCCAACCATGGTTTGGGCCTTCTTCCTAGAATGTTGGACAGGTCATGCCGTGTTTTGGTAAACATAACTCTGTCGGCCCCTCTGAGGTAATGAGAAATGGTTCCTGACAGGTCTTTTGTGCCATGTTTTGTGACGCCGCCAAGTCTGGCAAGATATTTATTAACATATTGGGTCCGACCAGAGCTTGCCATGTTCTACAACACCTCTTGCATCATTCTTATAAAATCATTTAACCCACTAACGCACTTTTTATGAGCATAAAATAGCAGTCGTCCATTAGCGACCACTTTTGTGTTTTGCTTTCTGTTTCGACCATCAATCATTTCTTCACAAAGCGGGCATATATCTACCGGCTGATGAGCTATTTTAACTGTCATCCCTCGCGGGTTTCGCTTCAACATCAATGGTCTTCCTTTCAAGCTCTTCTTTTTCTCTCTTAAGCTTCATAGATCTTTGCAGAATTCTGGTAGCGTAGGTACTAGGATCAATCAGAATAGCTGCCTCAGTCTTGGCTTTGTCTTTAGGTGTAGAGTTGAGCAAAGAATAGGCGTTGTTTCTTTGTGCATATGCTTTGTCTCTGATCGCCAGAGCAGGATGCGCATCAACTTTTGTTACAACTCTCCCCTGCGGAGTCATTCCTATCGGTGTATCTTGTAGAATGTCCGCGTCTCTGGCAAGAATAGCATTGCATCTGTTAATGGTAATCTCGGCATCAATTAGAGTCTTAACCAATCCAAGATTGATGATCTGGCTTGTATCTATTTTTAATTCTTTAGTATAATCATCATATAACTTTAAAAGCAAAGCAATCTCGACAACACATGGCTCGCCTTCTGGAGCCATATCTGCGACATATGCTGCGCAAGTTTCTTTGTATGGACACTGATCGGCCTTGCAGATGATTGGAATATTGGCAAAAAGACCATGCTTGGTCTTCTGCACTTTTTGAGATATCTGCAAGCCTTGTTTGGCTTTTTCTGATAACTTAAGCCATGGATATTCTGGCCCTTCAGCAAGTGATGTTTCTTGGGCTACCGCAGGAACCTGAGTTTTTTCCTCATCATTCATCTGCGGTTTCTCCTTTCTTCTTTTTCTCTGCTCTGATTTTGCGCATTAATTCTCTTTGATAAGCATTATATTCTTCGCGGTTTTGGGCCCTTTTATCTCTTTTTCTGGCAGCGTCTTTTTCGCGCCGTATCCGTTTTTTACAATCTTCGCAGACTACATGCCCTTTTTTCAAAAGGCGCTTTCTAGTCTGCTCATCTAATTCGCAGTCAGGGTCTATCAATGAATTGCATTCAGGGCAGACAATCTGCTGGTGTTTCCACCAAAGTCTAGCATCAATGGCATAGATGTTGGCATATTTGCGCACTGTTTTCTCAGTAACCTCAAGTTTCTGCGCAGTTTGTTTTATTGTCAAATGCTGATTGAGTAATAAATCCATAAGTTCGTTTTTGCCTACGAGAAACTCCTTACCCATACTAGACTCCCCCCTTTAGACTAACAAATTTAAGCAACAAATCTCTCAATTTATCCTTCTACTATCATAAAGAGAGGCAAAAAGTGTAATTTTGCACAACTTGTTGCTAGATGACCTTAAATTTGTCTAACATTAGGGACTAACTATGTCGATCAGCCTATAGCTCTCCCAATGATATCTTTTGCTTCAAAGAATATTGTCTTGGTAATTAAGATATCATCCATGGCTACTCTGCTGGTCTCGACAACAGGATGAACATCAACAATAGAAATGTCAAAAGTCTGACCGAGTTCGTTGGTATTGATCATCCTAATATTGTTTGCCTCAAAGGTAGCAGCATCGAATGGAGAGAAGAACATCAGAGTAATCCATCCAACAACATTGTACGGATCTTCAGGAACTCCTTTGGCAATTTCTTCTGGAGTACGATCGTCTACGTTGTAAATGTAAGCATAATCGATAGAATATACATTATGAACCAACCGATCATCTATGAAGATCTGTGTATCAAAAGGAGATGGAGGGCAATAATTTCTTACCATACCTGGTATTTTGGAGATTGTTTCTTCGACAGCTTCGTTGTTTTGATCCTTAACTGTATCAATTAGGGACTTGGCAAGCTTTTTCTTTTCCTCTGCGAGCTTTTTGTGTTTCTCTGCTTTTTTGATAAATTCTTCAAGCTGTTTTTCTGCTTTTTCCAAAGATACGTATGATTTAATATCTTCTTTCGTTTCTTTTTCTTGCGACTTTACTTCAGTGACAGCACATGTGCTAATTGGATCTTCAAGTTGCTGTTTTGGTGTAAACAACACAACATGTGTTGTGCTTTTTAATTTGTGAGCTAATTCTAACTTATCTGTAAATTTCATCATTTATTCTCCTTGCTGGAATTGTAATTCAATAGTGTCAATCATATTTTCTTCGCCGATGAGTTCAGCGTCCTTATCGTCGGCAAACAAAGACATCAAATACAGCAGATTGCTTTTAGGCTTATATCTTATATAAGGAGTGCCGTCGACATCAAACTCAACAATACAATCAGACTCTAAGGTATATACCGATCCGATTACTGCAATCTGCTTGGCCCACTGCCGTGCTTGACCTATATGAGAAAGTATTCGATCTGTTAATGTGTAATCTGGCTCATCAATAATAACAAGATCATATTGGTGTTTTATCCTGCTTACAAAATCAATTGCTGCCAATGATATATCCGTACTAGCACTAACATTCATCTCAGACA